TGCTCGTCGGTGTTGAGCCCGTCGCCAGTGCGCTGTGAATATCCGTCCCCGAACTTCGCGGATCGCACGCGCGGTTCAGCCGCCCTCGAGGGCGCGATCACCGGTGAACGGTACGGGGTAAAAATTTCCATCAGCGCGCTCCGTAGATCATACCACCGGGACGCATCGCGCGCCGAATCTGATCTTGCACCAGATCGCGCAACGCCGCAGCAACCGAGGAGCCAACAGCCGCCGCGTTCGACGTGTCGCCTCCACCGCCGCTGACGTTTATGACTGGAGCAATGTTAATGGTCCCACCGCCCGCGCCGTTTGGAATGATCGTGCCGTTCGTGTTGGGTACGAAAAACTCCGGACCGCGTTCGCCGACCATGTAGCCGGTTCCCGCCGACACCGGACCGCCCGACGCCCTGCCGCCGCCTTGTGCCGCGCCTGGAAGTGCTGCGAACGCCGATGAGCCGCCGCCGAACAAGCTCGAAAATAACCCGCCGAATAGTCCTGACATCGCGGTTTCCATCGGCTTTGTGACCGACATGCGCAGCGCGATGCGCGCAATGTCCTGCGCCAACCCGGCCAGAACCTCGCGGAACTTTCCGCCCTTGATGACCGCGTCTTCAAACGCCGTGCCGATTACGCGTGTAAAATCGCCCGCCGCATCGTTGAGGCGACGCGTCTGCTCTTCCTGCCCATCCGCAACCCGCTTCAGCCCCTCGCCAGCGTCGACATAGGCGGTTGCCAGTTTGCGCGCTTCCTCAACACTCAACCCGAGAGTTTGATTCAGAAGCTCTTGCTCCTTGCGCACAATCTCAAGCTCGCGACTGTTGACGCGATAGGTGCCGGTCAAGGCATCCAAGTCAATCGTCGCTTTCTTGGCCGCTACAGCCTGCGCCAAAAGATCACTCGTCTGGCGCGGGACGTCGCGGCGCGTCTGCGCCAGCCGTTGTTGCTGACCCGCCGCTTCCATCGCCTTCTTGATTTCCTCCTGGCTGCCGACAAAAATCTTCGCCAGTTCCGCCGCGCGCGACGCGCCAAATGCTGTCGCGCCCGTGTTCAACTCCTGTGATTTGCGTAACGCATCAAGCGTCGTCGTGTTGATCTCATAGGCACCAGTCAACGAATTGAATTCAACAGTCGCTTTTTTCGCCGCCTCGACTTGCGGGATCAGGCTGAAAATGCCCCGCGCAATTTCGCCTTGCTTCATGCCGTCGACGCTTTTTTGAATTGCAACCGCTTGCCCGACTTGCGCATCGGTGAACTTGCGCACCGACACAAGCGTGTCACCGGCTAGGCGCTTGCCGTAATTAGCGGTGGCCTCTGAGAGCACATCGAACTGAACGCCCTGATCCTTTAGGGCTTTCATCTGCTCATCGTTCATCCGCTTGACGTCGACCTGATTTTTCAGATTGAGACCAAGGCCGACATTATCAGGGCGATTGAACGATTGCTTCGAAGCGTTCAGTTGGCTGATAAGCGCGCGCTGTTGCTGCAACCTCTGGATCTCGTCATCACCGACCGCGCGAAGTGCCGGCAGGTCTTGCATGCCCAACGATGTGAACGTCGGACCCTGAATCGAGAGGCCTTGGATTTCATCCAACTTGTGGCGAAGATCCGCTGCTTCGAGGTTTACCTCTTCGAGCTTTTTCTTCCACCCATCGAGCGTCCGTTGAAGCGCTGGATTCTGACTTGACGAAACCCCAGCCAATCTTTCCTGTAAAAACGCCGCCTGGTTCTCGGCCGCTTCGATCTTCTTTCTGATTTCGTCGACGCCTTTATCAGCGCCGAGAATTTGCCCTGCGATAACGCCGGCACCAGCGCCGAGAACCGCACCGACCGGACCGGCAAAGCTTCCGACGACTGCCCCGGATCCACCAAGCACCGCCGAGAGCAGCGCCTTGTCACCGGCCAGCTTGCGGATCTCCGAAACAACTTTCGCAATCTCCATCGCGAAACGTTTCGAATTGTCTGCCGCCTTGTCGAAAAGTTGATCGAACTCTTGTGACAGTTCGTTGACGTCCTTGACCTTGACTGATCCCAGCGCTTCATCAATTCCTTTTGCGCCCTTCGCGAGAAGCGGGATCATTTTCTGACCGGCTTTGCCGAATACGTCGAACGCGATGCGCGCCTGCGTGGCGGCATCGGACGTTCCCTGAATAACGTTTGCTACCTGTTTCAGGATCTCGATCGTCGGCCGCGCGGTGCCATCGACGTTTAGAATGGCAATGCCTAGCCCATCGAAGGTCGCAACAGCGTCAGTCGTGCCGCGCGCCGCTTCGCCGATCTTGCGCGTGAGTTTCTCGATGTTTCCTTGAAGCTGCTCGGACGACAGGTTGTTGGCGTTGCCGGCAAGTGTAAGCGCGAAAAGTTGACCGGCGGAAACACCGGCTTGCTCGCCGAGTTCTCCAAGATCGCTTACTATCTTGAGAGACGAGCGCAACGCCGCAGCCGCGCCGAATGCACCCAGCGCCCCGGTAAGCATGCCCAGGCGCGACCGGACCGCATCGAAGCCGGATGAAATGCCTTCGAGTGAGCGCCGCATACCTCCGACCTGATCGGTGAGGATGCGCCGCGCCTTGTTCATGTCCGCCGCGAACGAAGCCGTGTTCGCCTGAAGCTCGATGAGGACTTGGCCGATCGTTGTGGATGCCATTTCTCAGCCCTTCAATTGCTGCCGTGACCGGTAAGCGTCGAAGAAGACGCGCGCCTTCGCACTTATCTCGGCTTGCACCCGCGCGGCTCGGCGGGCTTCTTCTTCAACGTATCCCCGATCATACGGCATAAAGTCGATGGGACGAAACGCCGCCGCATTCGGCGCGCGGTGAACGTTGGCATACAACGCCATCGCCATGCCGTTCCGGATGTCGGCGCGGCGCTCTCCAAGCGGTTCGAGATCGTCAAAGGATTGCCAGAGCATAAACTCTTGCGCCGACATCAACTGATCCAGCTCGCTGAGCGTTTTGCCGAGCGCTAGAGCGAGCCGCATCAGGAAGCGCGCTCCATGCCCGGCAGTCAGTTTCCCGAAGCGGGTTCTCCAGGCTCAGGCGTGGCGAGAATCGGCGCAACGCCGTCGAGCAATTCCCTGAAACGTTCAGGCGGCAGATCGAGAAGCTGCTCCGCCGAGAACATGCGATGATCATTCGCGTCGACGATACAGAGCGAAAGCAGACGTGCATTTCTGCGCACGTCGCTTTCGTCCCTGGCGTCAAACAGGTCTGCATGCCCTGCCGCCGACAGCGAACGAAGGTGAATTTCTTCACCCGCAATCACGACCACGGCTCGACGAAAGCCGACAGACAACCGCTTCAGAATGTCACTCATGTGGTGTAAACGACTGCGCCCGTGATCTCAATAGTTGCGGACGCTCGCACGCGGTCATCAACTCCGCCTGAGATCGAAAACTCCAGAACGTAGCCGGTGAAGGTTGCGGTAAGGGCACCAGCATCTGTGAAGATGAACTCAAAATTCGCGGCGGCGTTGGCAGTGCGTTTGTTGCGCAAATAGACTTGCCCCGGATCGTCAGCGACAAAGTTCATGTCGAGCTTGAACTGGCCTTCGTCCTGAAGGCCAATGCGCTTTTCTTTGGCAATCGAGTCGAGGTTTGTGACGTCGATCACGTTTGCCGAACCGCCAGGACCTCCGAAGGTCTGAATCTCGCCGATGATAGCGCGAGACGTGATTACCTTCGACGCCGCTGCCTCGTCCGTGATCGACTCAGCAACGGTGATGTCGAGCGCTGTGACCACAGTTACCGTGAATGGCCCGGAGTTGGTGACATCTGTCGTAGATACTTTCATGCCGACCGCAACGCCGTCGGTAAGCCACGAACCAGCCGCGCGCGTGATTTTCTTCGTAGAACTCACGAACGAGACGGAGACGGTATTCGTAATAATCGCCGAAATCTTTGTGCCTTGACCGACGATCGCCTGTGATGGATAGGGCATGTTTTTCTCCTAGGGTTGACGCTATTCGCGAAACCAGACAGAAAAGTCCTGGCTGACTCGGTAGAGCGGCGGGTTCGCCAAGTCTTCGATGAAGTCTCGGTGATCGATACAACTCGATCCTAGCACGACAATCGATGCCTCTGTTCCATTCCATCCGTCCAGCGCGGCGCGGACCTGATCAGCGATTGCCGACGCTTCGATGTAGAGGCCAGCATACGAATCAACCTGAATCCTGGAATTGACCACCATCGACGGCCCGCCGACGTTTTGTAAATGCTGGGACGAAACGGTCAGGAAAACGCAGTAAGGGCGCGACGCTTCACCGGGAGCCTCGACTGGATAGATCCGCGTCGAGACCAGCGCCACCAGCGCCGCGAAGTTTGAAAGCCGCGAGTAGATAGCGATCGCAACCGTCATTTGGCCCGCCCGCCCGAGTTGAGCCTTTTGACCGCACGGTCGAGCGACACGCCGAGCGCGACACCGAAACGCTCGATCGCCTCACGGACCTTAGAATCGTAGGCTGGACGCATAAACGGCTTGGCCGTGATCGCCCCTACCTCGACACCATAAAACCTTTTCCCGTCAGACATGATCGTTTTTGTTTTGAGCCGTCGGTTTTTCGTTCCGAACTCGATAAAGCGCGCCCAATAGGCCCGGCCGGTATGGATCACGACGGTCGCGCTCGCCGTTGCTTCGGCAACAGTAGCAGTCCGAATGCTGTCGCGGAGCTTCGCGCCTTTTTTATGCACGTCCGCGCTGCTGACAGGCGCGCGCGCAATGGCTTCCTTTTGGATCCGTAACGCCGCCGACCTCAGCGCACCAGATAGAACGCGACGCCCTATGGCGACAGGCAGTTCACGCAGGCGCGCGTCAAGCTCTTTTAGTCCCTTGATCTCGATTCGAGTTTGGCTTGCCATCAGACCGCTCGCTTGGTGCTGAGTTCAAGACCTTCGCGGCGACCGATCTCGGCGACGCTGACGATCTCATATGTGTTGCCCAAATAGGAGACGCGGTTCTCAGCCATCTTGACGTCGGCACGCCAGCGGATCGTGAAGACGGTCGTAGCGGCGAAGTCCTGCGCACCAGCTGCCCGCAGATCTCGGCCGAGCATGTCGAGCTTGCGTGCCCAGACATCCGCAACAGGAGACCAAGTCGTGATTGCCGCGCCCGTTGCGTCGCGCCCGATCGTGCGAAGTTGGATCGTTACGCGGCGATCAAGCTGCCCGGCTGCTACGACGATGCGGGCCACGTTCAGACCCAGATAAGCCGGTGCGGCGAGATCAGCGCATCAACGGTTGGATTAACGATCAGCAAACTCCCTTCAACCAAGGCTGCCCGGTTTGTGTAGAGGTCGCCGAGAACCAGAAGTATCGCAGCAATTAACGACGGCGGTACTGAAGCGGCATCCGCGTAGCCAGCGACGTATTCTATCTGAACGGCATCGGCTTGTGCCCACGTCGAAGGCCAGTTGCTTCCAGCGGTCAAGTCGAGAAAGCCGAAGCCGCCAGCAGGCCCGCCAGCGAGGATCGCACGATAGTCCAAAGCGCTGACCGTTTGGAGCGTCAAGGTAGAGTCCAAGTGTTTAACGTGCGAGACCGAGATAACAGGCGCGCGCGCGAGGGTCATGGATGTTTCGAACCCTGAGCGCAGATCGCGCCAGGTCGTCGGCAACATGCTGCGTCCCGTACGTTCCTCAACGTACTGGCGCGCGGCGGCAATGTAGGTGGCGATAAGCGCGTCCTCGGTCACGCCGTCGACGCGCAAATGCAGCTTCGCCGTACTGAGCGCAATCGGCTCGCTGGCAGGCGGCGTAACGAGCGTGGTGATAACAGACATCAGCGTCCTCGGCGTCCTCGAAAGCCACGGCCATAACGGGCGACCAACCAGCCCAGGTTATCAACCGTTCCGAGTGGAATCACGTTTTCAACGATGACCACGATTACCGGAGCAATACCAGTGTTGCCGGCGAGGTCGCGCGCGATGCCCGAGATTGTGTGCCCGCCGTCTGCAACAAGCGTCGTGTCCCACGAGAAGGTAAACGGCGCGGCGATGTCCAATGCTTGCTCGACGCCGTCGATAATTGCCGCTACTGAGACGACGCCAACATTGTCGCTCGCATTAAACTGGATGAGAACGGTGCCGTCGACAAACTCCAGATCGGCAGGCGCTATGATGGCGCATATGGGCGAGGTTACATCTCCTGAAGGCGCGGCGGCATCGCCCCAAGTCTTAGGTGCCCAGGATCCTGCCTTCCAGGAACCCGCCGCCCACGCATCGGCCATGCCGCCGAGCGGTGCTGCATCACCCCACGTGCTTAATGCCCAAGTGTTGGGCTTCGTCGTGCTGGCGGCCCAGGCATCAGCCATTGCGCATCACCTTACGCCTGATTGCCCTTGAACGGAGTCGCAACCGACCCGTCACCAGTGATCGTCTGCGCGTTGATCTTTTTCACGTCGGCATTGACGTTAGCCGTGACCGATCCAACCGCACCGGTGACCGCTGCCGCGTTTGGAGTTGCAGCCGTTGCGGCCGCCGTAACGCTTGTCTTCATCACGGCT